AAGATAGAATTATAACCGAGGTTTTGCTTCCCTTGCGATATGGCCCGACGCAAGAAGGCAACTCGACGCCGAAGGAAGCCGGCTCTGAATCTGTATGACATGGCGGTTGCGTATGGCAACCTGAACATAATCACAATGGCCACTCTCGGCTCAGGACCGATAGAAGCCCTCAGCGGGGCCTACGACATCGGCTATACTCGGACCACCGGAATCGACCCGGGCCTAGGTCGGGGAACTCAACAACTCCAACTCGCTGGCGCTTCTCAAATCAGCCTAGCCGACATCATGAACGCGCCTGCGATGAGTTTTGAAGCCGTTATGGCAAATGCCCGCGCATCGGCTGTTCCCGCTGCATTAGCTGCCATTTCTTTTAATATCGGAGCCTCGGTTTTCAAGAAAATCATGAGGAAGCCATTTAATCAAGCGAACAAGCTCATCAAGCCCCTTGGACTCAATGTGAGGATTGGTTGAAATGGCCACTAATACCGTAGTGGGGGTCCTGGTGGCGTCAGATGGCACCAATATCCCGTTGAAAACTGAAATCGTCGAGGGAACAGAAACCACTTGCACAACAGATACGGTCTATACCTCGACCGCCCAGAACATCGGAGATTATGCGCAAGGAAAGACAATCACTCATGGACTGATGCAGTTCGCTAACGGTTTCCAGTACGCATATATTCTTCGTCAGGGAGTCGTCGCAAGCGTCATCCCGTGCTGCGTGAACGGTGCCTCGACTGCAACCCCCCCTCTATGGGCTCCAATCACTTTGATGGCGGGCGATTTGCTTCGGGTAATGAATCAGACCGCCGCGGATAGAGGGGCCGCCCTCTGTTATGTGACTAACCGCGGGACTCAAAGAATCGCGACTGTCACCGCTAGTGGAGGGGCCACCAATGCCCTCACCGATTTGCAGACAGGCAACTCAATTGGTGACACCGTCCAAGGCCAATCATTGGTCGCCGCATGGTTCACTAGCGTTGACTCTGGACTCATCGAGACTCCCGGCGCTGTAGTCGTTGACGCCCTTGGAAACGTCGTCGGCTCCGTGACCAATACCGACCCCGCGACCCAACAGGCTGTCTCTTCACCGTGCAGCATTCCGGTCAACTTGAACTTCGTCGCTCAATACTTGACTTCCGCCTGAGGTGCAGGGCTATGGCGAAGGCGAGCAAGGCGGCTAAGGCGCGGGTCAAGCGGGCGACGATGGCCGAGAGAAAGCAGATACGAAACGCGGCGCGAGTCCTAGCAGACTTTGAATTGATTTCAGACAAGCGTTATGATGCCATTCTACGCCTGCCAGAGATTCGGTGATTGAATGCCGCTTCCAGACGCCCCGGCGCAGTCGCCTAGAGTCTACAAACTGCTCAAGAACACGACGCTAGAGAATCTAACCGATGATGATTTCATTCTTGTTGCTAATCCCATCACGCTTGAATTGCTGAATGAAGATGAACTTAGAAGATTACTTTTGGTTCAACTCGCGCGCCTGTCAGTTAAATCCGACTGGTCTGGACTCCTAGGGTGATTGAATGCCGCTTCCAGACGCCTCTAAGAAGTCGCCAAGGGTCTACACCCTGCTTCAGAACACCGATTTAGACAACGTGACGTTTGGAAATATACAAGCGGTAGGTAATCCGATAGCTATTGAAGAGGCTAACGAGGATGAAATGCGTAGATTAGTCTTGGTGAACTTGTGCAGAATGGTCACTAGCGGTGAGTGGACGGGACTCCTAGAGGCCGGTGGCGGTGATTCTGGACTCGATGCGAAACTAGTTAATTTCAACTGGGACGGTGACAGTGATCCGGTCCGAGTTCTGGGCTTGCCGCCTTTCGGAACTGCTGACCGTCTAACCAGTCAGAACTTTCTTCAGGACGCAGAAATCGCCTTCTTCGCTTTCATAGCCCCCAGCACCGGCACGATTTCCGAAGTTCACATCTACGTGGCTAATGCGAACTCTGGCGGGACTGGCGCGATTAATGTCGGATTCTACTCGGATAACGACGGACTGCCTCAAACCTTTCTAGGGGAATTCGTGATGGATACCACTTCAGCCACTACTCAAGTGACACAGACGACGAGTTCGGCAGATGTCGAGACAGTACGCGGGACTCAGTACTGGGTCGGATTCTACGCAGATAACTTTGCTTCAACTCCGCAGTTCGGTTGCCATGATTACATCTCCAGTGGGTCTTCACCTCTACAAACGGCGGCGTTTTCCGTGAACATGGGCAATTGCCTATTCAGAACCGGGTCCAGCGGAAATGCCACACAAACAGATTACACGCTTCTTTCCCCAAACGTGCTGGACCCCGCTAACATAGGGGTGAGTTGGTGAACCGATTCTATAGGGTTTACGACGGGCCCGACATCATAGACGAGGGAAAGCACGATGTCACATGGAAGGAGGTTAGAGCAGAGCGCGACCAAGAACTTCAGGACACCGACTGGCGAGCCGTCAAGGACAGAGTGCTGCCTAACGAGTGGAAGGACTTTCGGGATTTGTTGCGCACGCTCCCGCAACGCTTCGCAGATGCCGGAGAAGCATGTGACAACTGGCCGGTGATGCCTGATGAGTGAACTCAGTGACAAGGCCAAGGATATGGTCATGGAAAATGGCATGGCTTTTTTGCTCGGCTGGATTTTGGGAATGGGCTTAGGGAAAGTACTCTGGGACTCCATAACCGGGGTGCTTTGATGGCGAAGAAACCGAGCGATTTCGTCTACGAGGTGAGATTTTCACTCCAAGACAAAGAGCGCGAGATGGCTGACAGTTTGATTGCCATAATAGGACTTCAAACCGTTCCTAAGATGCTTGACGGTCTAGGTGTCGAACATATAGCCAAAATGTTGGACGACCCGACCAAAATTGTTCAAGTCATGTATTCAGTCGCCTTGATTCTGGAAGCCTTCGGAATCGAAACAGGGTGGCCTACTCCTTTTGATTACTCTGCATGGCGTGAAGCGTATGAAGCCAAGAAGGCGTTTCACGAACAAACGAGAGCCGAAACCGGAGCGACGGGCCCTGCCGCAGGTCAAACCGGCATCGACCTCTTGACTGGTATCGTTTACAACCTGTTGAATCCGAATTGGACTTGGTTTGAACCCCCTCCCGGCGAGAATGGCGGCGGCGGTGGATTCTAATTCAAAGAATCTGAATTATGATGCTCTAGGTACACCCTAGAGGCTCACGATTTGGGGCCGTCGGTCCCGAATAAACGTAAATCCATCATCGATGCGGCCTCTGGGGGTTCTTCGCCTGCTGCAACAGCTAGAATATGTTCTTGAAGGAATTTAACGGTCTTCTTCGACTGTCTCAATTGAGCAGCTAGTCCGACTCTGTTCGCCGGTCCGTTATCCTCGGTGAACTTGATTGCGTAACGAATCTCCGAACTCTTCCCTCGGGGAGGCCATGATTCGTAGATGCGATATGCTTCGTTGTCAAGGGTCGCTGAGATTAGGTGCATTACAATGCCGCCCTCATATCACTTCTCTTGAACTTATAATCGGGAAGGAAGTCACTTAGAAGTTCCTTGACTTCTCTCATTGAATCGGCTACAAATTGGTGGTCAGGGGAGAAACCTAACCCCATCCATTCAATAATTTCATCCTTATTCGCCAATTTGGTTATAGACACTTCACCGTCAGTCGTTGAAAATGGATAGAAGGACACTCCATAGTAGACCATTCAACTCGCCTCCTTCAGGAACACGTCTAGGAGCCTTCGACAGTGTGGGCAGGGGATAGTGACCTCAAACGTCCTTGAGCTGCGTGGAGTGTCGTCTATAGCCTTCATTCAATCACCCTAGAAGTTTTTCATACAACTTATCTAATGCATGGTCTTCCTCTTCAAAGACACGCACTAATCCGCCGGCCGAACCTTCTGGGTCAAGCCCCTCAATGTACGCGAACACCTTCAGCAATTGTTTTCTCTGTTTTGTCGTCAATACTATCTTCATCTTTATCACCTGTGGAGGGCCGGGTCAACGCTGTCATCGGATGCACTGGTTCTCGCCGACCCTCCACTTGACGAGAGGGGCCTAGAGTATATTATAGGGCCGGTTGTTGAAGTCATGGCTTCTGGGGCTCCCGCCCCATCAGCACACACCCCCTCCCACGGCAATGACTAGCCCACCCCAGCCACCGGCTTTCAAGATTCTCTAGTATTTTGAGTGAATTCGGGTCGTGAAGGCAGGTTGATAGACGGTCGGCTTCCGGTTGATGGACATGGTAGATGAGATAACCCTGTTAATCGCCCTTGGAACGCTTAATTTGCTCGCTTTGGGAGGTCTTTCGATGTGGATTCGCAGAGAATTAGAGGATTCAATGGCCCAACTCGACAATTCTCTTGCTATGGCTCTGAAAAACACGATTGAGAACCTGACAGGTGAAGGCGTGGTGCCGTTTGAGGCTCCAAATCCTATTCAAGTGGCAATCGGGCAGCTGCTAATGTCGATGGCGCAACAGAAAATGAACACAGTCGAAGCCACGGTCACTTCTAGAGGTACAGACGGACAATTCATTGAAAAACCGTAAAGATAGAATTATAACCGAGGTTTTGCTTCCCTTGCGATATGGCCCGACGCAAGAAGGCAACTCGACGCCGAAGAAAGCCGGCTCTGAATTTGTATGACATGGCGGTTGCGTATGGCAACCTGAACATAATCACCCAAGCCACTCTCGGTTCGGGACCGATAGAAGCCCTCAGCGGGGCCTACGACATCGGCTATACTAGAACGCAAGCGGATGTCGGCCTCGGACGCGGTTCGCAGATGCTCGCACTCACTGGCGCTTCTCAAATCAGCCTAGCCGACATAATGAACGCGCCCGCGATGTCCTTCGA